CACCGTAAGAACTGCCAAAAAATGATGAATTATCATACATTGATGATTGAAGGGTTGACGCAGCAGAAGTTCTTAAATTACCTGTTCTCATATATTCGGAACCAAGGAGTCCTATTTGTCCCGACAAAGTAGCTTTTTCTTTGGTTCCATAAGTTAAAAGCCCTGTTTGTACACCTGTTTCAAGTGCCTTTTCAAAGCTTCCGGTTGCAATGTATGCGTCCCAAGCTGCTTGTGTTCCAGTTGTTAGACCATCTCTCATAGATTCGGGCAACTTATTAAAAGCAGTTTCTATTGGTTTTTCAATAACATTTGGCAACATGTCAAAAAAGTCACCAAAAGTATAACCAGTTAACATCATAAAATTATCTAGTGTTGTTGCATAATCATGAAATCTATTTTTTTGTCTTCTACGAGGATCACGTTCTCCGCCTCCTCCAGTAGGCATTCGGCAGGCCCACCACCGAAATAACCTTGAAAATCAGCTTCATTATTAATCTTAACGATTTCATTCAAAATTTTTCTTTGCTGAGCCCTTATTTCTGCAGCTTGTTGTTCTATGGCTCTCTCTGTCCTTCTAACCGCTTCTGGATCTCCTTGAGCGTATAGTAGGGCTCTTCTTTGTTGATTCATTTGAAAGGTGTTAGCGGCCGTTGTGGCGGATTCTCCACTAACCCTTACTGCTCCCATTGAAAATCCAGGCACACCAATAGATGATAATTCATTTGCAACAGCCCCAGAAACGGGTAGTCCTTTTCTTATTCTTTCAGTAGGTATGACAACTTCGCTTCTTCCCTCTTCACCGACAAGAGCCATAGTTGGACGAGAGAATACATTGCCTGTTGCAGATTTGTTAGCCTCTGCTTCTTCTATTGCAGCACGATACTCAGCATCTGATTTCAAATGCATTATCCTTTTTGGTTGCATCTTAGCCAGTGGATCCAACCAGCTGGCATCGGGGTTATAATTAGGATTATCTATCATCGTACCTCTGTGAACACCAGCCGCTTTTGCTCGTTTATCTAGCTTTTCCGCCTCTATCTCTTGTCTATTCCTCCCCAATCCGGTTACGCTATCTATTCTTATTTCAAGCTCATCACCAAGATAGTCAACGAGTTCGTTTAGAGTGGGTCTTATATAATTCATTATGTCATCAAACAATTTCATTATTGTGGGTTTCGCAGCATCAATTATTTTTCTAAAAGCTACTGAAAGCTTTCCACTAAATGTATCTTCTTGATTCATAGCACTATTTAATTCTCTACCAAAATTGGATGCTGATTGAACTATACTATCTATAGAGGGTTTTATTTTATTTACAAGAAAATCACCTAAATTATTAAAGGCTGGTAAAACAAACTGGAAAAATATGTTTTTAAGTTTATCCATAATTGTTGTTGAGTCAGCAATAGCTTTTTCAATTGTCAATTGTTCTTTGGAAGCACTCTTTGATGATTTATCAAAATCTTTCATTACTCTATCCATTTGCATCAAATCTTTTACAGATAGACCTAGTGAAGATGCGACATCTTTGAATGCTCCTGGCATTCTTTTTAATGCGGCTTGAGCTCTCGGTGATGCAAATGCTTTTTGTAGCTCTCTCATTGCTCCTTCTATATCTTGAGTCATATAGAACATTTGCATTTTTTGAGCGTTTAGATTTGAGCCAGTGAGTTTATTTATTCTTTCTACTGTTTCAATAGAGCTTTCTATATCCTTAAATGCATCAAGTGTTTGGTTTTGTTCGGAAAGTGATTTACCCATTTTTGCAGCCAATACAGCAGCATTAGCAAGATAGTTTTCTCCTCTACCAAGATAGATAGCGGTTAAATTACTATCATTTGAAATATCTCTCATTACCTTACGAGCATTTACTCCAGATTTAGAAGCAAAAGTCATCATGTTATTTGCAAATGATTTTACTTGTTCATCTGTTTTACCAAAACCTTTTATCAATGTAGCAGATAGATTTGCTGCTTCTTGGGCGGACATACCAGTTGCTTTTGCAATTAGAGAAGTGGTTCTTATTAATTTCTCAGTAACGTATTCGGCATTACCTAATGCATCGACAAGAGCGGCACTTTGTTTCGCCGCATCTTCAAGATTTAATCCAAAAGCATAGAGGGAACTAGCTGCATCTATAGTTCTCTTTTGAACCATTTGTAAGTTTTTGCCAGCCAGACCTGTGCTTTTTGCTATGGAGGCCATCGCACTATCGACTTTCATAAGTTGTCTGACTACAAGTGCCGGTATAGCCAGTATAGAAGCCATTGGTAATACCTTACCCATCTTTCCAAGAAGAGAACCTGCTGCTCTTCCAGCAGCCCCCATACCCCTACCAATAGCACCAACTCCTGGCATAGTTTTTAGCTTTGCAGCAGCAATACCTACAGCATCCTTAAACATAGTCATGTTCTTAAGGGCCTTTTGTCTTAGGGTATTTTCGCCAATAAGAATTTTTGTAGTGGCCTTTATTGCAGCATTGTATTTTTGATTTAGTTTATTAAGTTGATCTTGACTTTTTCTTGCTAGAGCAATAACACCTGCAAATCTATCTAACTCTTTATTATACTTTTTTTGAAAACGCTCACGTTTTTTCTGATAATCAGCTAGTTTCTTTTCTTGGTCGGATTGTTTTTCTGTTTCATCAGCGGCCTTATTCATACTATCAGCTAATTGCTCAACTGATGATGACAAGCCATCAAACCCTGTTGCCATTTTTCCTAACACATCAACTATTTCTTGTTGTTGAGCTGCTAGTTGATTTGCAATATTCATGTTATCTCTCTGGTGGTTGTATCAATACTAAATAAATATCCCCCTACTATAAAAAGTTAGTAAGGGGATAATATTTATTTCTTACCTTGTGAGGCTTTTTTATTTGCTTTTTCTTGAGCCTTATTTTGTTGGTCAATAGTCCAGTTTATTCTCTTTACCCACCAACCACGAAGGTTTACTGGCATATTGTAAGCATCAGCAAAAGTTACCTTGCCATGATAAACAACATCAAAAAGCTCTTTGTAGAATACCTCTTTATCATTCGTCAGGCCAAAAGAAGCCTACCGTAATCGGTATATCTACCTCCCCTCTGTGCCCACAATGTACACAGCTAAAATCTTGCTCCATGTCAAGGTCGGGAGTGTTATCCTCCATGTATTTTCTAATAGCACGACTATCTCTAACATTCAGTGTATCTACAAACTGATTGATAAAGGTTGGGTCACTATTTCCTCCGACAGAAATAATAGTATTCTTTAGTCGTGTGGTTACATTTCTATCAATAGGTGAGTGAGTACTTCTTTTCAACTTATCTTGAGCATCGGAGATTTCCTTCTCCTCTGCACTATTTAGAAACTTAAATTCTATCTCAACACCTGTTGTAGGTAAGATGAAAGAAAATCTATTTTCGCCTTGCTCAACTGGCTCTACTTCCAATGTCTTCATCTCTAACTGACTCAAATCAAACTCATGTTTTGATTCTTCACCACAAGATGGACAGTTGATTTCTACCTTATACTCTGGCCCATAACCACTAACTCTAAGAAATGTAACAAGAGCGTTTTTATCACCAGAAATAAGTTGTTCGGCATCAATTCTTTTATCTACGATACAATTCTGTAAAACAGTGTCAATTGCCTTACCACTACGCAACAACGACCTTGAAGTCAAAATGTCTTCATCGGCCGCTGTCATGTAGCGCAATTCAATCTCTTTTACATTGTGTAATGGCGAGTTGGGTGGGTAGACCAAGCCAAAAGAGGGAAGTGGTACAAACTCTGTTGGTATTCTAAATGGAGAAGTTTCGTTAGCCGTTCTCCCCATCTTTTGTGCTCGTTCTATACCTGCCATTTCTTCAGGCGTCAAAACTTCTTTTGCAGAATCGTCAGTTTCCTTCAAATCTACATTAACTTCTGACATATGTTATTGTCCTTTGAAACCTTATTGCGTTTTTAGTATCTTAGGATACATTCATCCATACGAATTGTTAGGTCAATATTCATAACTTCACCAGAAGTCATGTCATAGTCACCGAATGTTGCGTCTGTAATAAATGCACCTCTAATTTCCCATTTTTCAACTGCTGCACCAACGGGGTCAAGTGCTATAAGATTAAAATTCTTCTTATAAAAAGCTGCATAACCATCTCTACCAGAAATTGTTTCGTGAGCCAAACGTGCCCATTCCATTACCTTTTGAGCAGCAGATGGTGCGATTGGGTCATGTAAACCGAGTGTCATTGTATTCCACTCAAACTTACCAGCGAGATATCTCTTTGAGTTTAGATAGTCAATGGTAATCGTTTCCTGTGTAAAAGAGGGTCTAGAAGCCGTTCTTGCAATGTATGCTGGTAATGTATCATCAGTAAATTGAAACAAAAATCTATTTTGTCTTTTTGGTTCAAATGTATCAGCCAACATTGCGTTTACTTCAAATGGCTGTGGCATCCTTGTTCTCCATCTTCATTTAATTTTAATAAACTTCCTACAATAAATACACTAAAAGTAAAAAATATAACAAGGTGGAGATAACACTCCACCCTGTCATAAGTTATTTTTTACTCACTAAAAGCAGCACCGTTAGGTGTGACAGTAAAGTCAAAGATAACAATTTCAGCAGCTGTGGTGGGCTTCAAGAAAATCTTACCCTTGATAATGTTTCTATCAATCAAGTCTGGTGTAGTAGTGGTTTCATCCAATACCGCTCTAAACTCGTTAATACCGTTTGCTGCCTGTACACTGGACAGATAGTCATTGACCTGTGTCAAAAGTCTTTCTCTTGTAGCAACTGTGTTAGGCTCAAAGATAAAGAGTCTTGAGAAACTTGCAATGGTCTTACGTACTTCAATCATCATGCGGCGTACGTTGACTCTATCAAGTACTGACTGTTTTCTCTGTAGTGTCTTCTGACCGAAGATAACGATACCTTGGCCAGGAAATGTAGCGATTGGGTTGACGTTGGTGTTATAAAGAGTGTCACGCTGAGATTGTGTCAATCTTCTTCTAACTTCCAATACTTCATCCAAACCACCACGATTGAAACCAGCAGGTGCAAACCAAGGTTGTGCAACTCTATCGTTGAATGCATAAGCACCCATAACTGCAACACTTGGTGGTACCCAAACTAGTTTGTTGTTATCTACATCGTTGATACGAACCCAAGGATAGTAAGTAGCACCATAGTTTGAGTTGTATTTTAGTGACTCTGTTTCAGCGTTAGCAACTGAAAGACCCAAACCAGCTCCTGTTGCTGTTGTGTTTGCAATATCAATAAGAGCAAAAGCATCAGCACGATTAGCACACATATCAACTAGACGGTCTGTAAGAGCACCACCAGCAGAAGAGTGAATGCCTGGCATAGCGACAAGGTTGAAGTCAACTTCATCGGGGTTAGAAAGCACCTTGATGGCAGTGTTGAAGTCGCCAGACAATGTATCTGTGCCTGATGAAACTTCTGTTTCCAACTGATTCTTTCTTGGGTCAAATCCATCCCAACCACCAAACATAGGCACACTAAATCTTACCTTGTTTGTTGTTGAGAAGTTACCAGAGCTACTACCCAACATATCAATAGCTGTGTAGTTAGTAACACCAGCACTGCCAGGATAATCAGCGTTTGCAGCGTATAACAACACACCGTTATCACTTGCTGAATCACCAGAGGCAGATGTAACGGTCTTTCTAAGTCGGTCACCGAAACCTGTTGAGTCAAAGTTAGGGCCAACAAAGATACGACCATCAACAGCATTGATTGAGTTTAGCTGATTTAGTTTCAGTGGCAAGGCCGCAGCTGAAACACTACCTTGTGCTTCTGTTGTTACGGCAAAACTTGATACACCTTGGAAACCAGCAGGTCTTGCAGCGGCTGGAGCAGCAGCGTGCATGAACACTCTAATATACTGTGACTTATTGGGGAAGTCACCGTTATACAATACTTCGGGTGGGTCTTGTGATAGGTCAAATTGAGTTCTTCTATCACCGATTACACGAGCAATGTATTGTCTACTATTTGGGTCAAGGTTTACATCAGTAAAGTTTTCCAATACGATTGGGTTTTCATCGGTGTCATTTGCCTGTCTAACTGAAACAGTAAACTTAGGAAATGAAGTTGATGAAGTAGCAATGTCAACATTACTAATAGAAATCTTGTATTTATTGTTTGTTGTGTTACCATCACCCAATGTGTGAATCTTGAATAGTGGGTGAACAGTACCAGCAAAGTTTTGTGAAACGATAGAAGGTGTAGAGGCTTCAGAGAAACCACCAACCACTTCTTGAAACATATCGCCATCAGCAGTAATAGTAGCATAACGTACGTTGCCAGGTGTATCATTATCGGCACTAACTGTACCTAATGCAGATCCATAGTTGAATACGGAGTCAACATAAAAAGCCTGTAGCTTATCACCAGAGTTGGCCTCAATGGGGTTAGTACCCAAGACCTTCTTGATGTAGTTACCATCAGACTCAACCAATGATAGACCAGCAACAACCTCGTCACCAGCAGACAA